TCCCAAATCAGACGATTCTCGCTGGTCTCGCATCAGCTTCGACGTAAACTGTTCTCCTCACCAAGCCCCAAGCGTAAAGTCGGTGGGCATAACTGGGCAGTTAACAGGAAGTCGCGCAGATTTAATGATTTTGGACGATATCGAAGTTCCTGGAAACTCCATGACGGAGCTAATGCGTGAAAAACTACTTCAATTATGCACGGAAGCAGAGTCGATTCTTACCCCCAAAAGTGATAGCCGTATTATGTATCTCGGGACTCCTCAGACTACTTTTACTGTTTACCGTAAGTTGGCTGAGCGTAACTACCGTCCCTTGGTTTGGCCAAGTAGATACCCAAGAAAAGACAAGCTTTCCCAATACGAAGGACTATTAGCACCTCAGATCCAGGCTGACCTCGATTCTGGTGCTTTAGAATGGGATTGTACAGACCCAGATAGATTTGACAATGACGACCTAATAGAACGTGAAGCATCTATGGGTCGTTCTAACTATATGCTTCAATTCCAACTTGATACCTCCCTATCAGATGCTGAAAAATTCCCTCTTAAAATGGCAGACCTTGTGGTTACCAGTGTCAACCCTACTACTGCTCCAGAGTCCGTTGTTTGGTGCTCCGACCCCTCTAACGTCATCAAAGACCTCCCAACCGTCGGACTCCCAGGAGACTATTTTTATTCTCCTATGCAACTCCAAGGAGAGTGGGGACCTTACACTGAAACAATTTGTTCAGTCGATCCCAGTGGAAGAGGATCCGATGAAACTACAGCCGCATTCCTATCCCAAAAGAACGGATTCATATACTTGCATGAAATGCGTGCTTACAGAGATGGATACTCAGATGGCACCTTGTTGGACATACTTAGAGGATGTAAAAAATATAACGTTTCAACCCTCCTCATCGAATCTAACTTCGGTGATGGAATAGTAGCTGAATTATTTAAAAAACATATTCAACAGACAAAACAAAACATATTCATAGAAGAAACTCGTGCAAACGTTAGGAAGGAAGATAGGATCATTGATAGCTTGGAGCCGGTTCTTAATCAGCATAGGCTTATACTTAATCGTAGCGTCATTGATTGGGATTATAAATCTAATCCGAATGAAGCTCCAGAACTTCGTCTTCTCTATATGCTTTTCTATCAAATGTCCCGTATGTGTCGGGAAAAAGGCGCAGTTAAACATGATGATAGACTCGATTGCCTCGCTCAAGGAGTAAAGTATTTTACAGATGCTCTCTCTATTAGTGCTCAAGAAGCTATCAATACTAGAAAGAAAGAAGAATGGGATTCTATGTTACAAGACTTCATAGAAAACCCTCAATCCTCCGCTAATCACTTGGTATTTGGTATGAATAAAGACCAAAGAGATAAAGCTAGAGGTTTAGAAGATGGAAAGTCCCTTCCTACCTGGATTTAACCCTGGCTCTAACTATACAGGGGAAGGGAAGGGTGGACCCAACCCCTCTGAGGAAGATGTCGTCTTTCAGACAACACTTCCTCTTATACTTATATCCCCAAGACACATTCCCACCACAACTTGTCTCCCCGTGGATATACATATAACACTTACTCTAACTATATGACCACTCCCCACCAACCTAAACAAATTAAGTCTCATTGGTATTATGTATTCTGGTCTATAGCAACTATAGCTGTTGTTATTGGGCAAGTGTATGTAGCTACAAGTTACAGATACTTAGCAGAAGCTTTAAAACTTACTTTGACTTAATATGAAATTATTTTTAGATTCAGCTAATACTCAGGATATTCTAGACAGATACAGCTCTGGGTTAATAGCAGGGGTTACAACTAATCCAACCTTAATTAAGAAGAATGGTGAAATGCCATTCCATGTGTATAAGAAATTAAAAGAAGCAGGTATACAAGATATTAGTATGGAGGTTGTAGGAGATGATGAACCTACCCTCTTTAAACATGCGATGGGTCACGCTAAAGAATGGGATAAAGTAGCTACAATTAAGCTACCTTGTTCTATGGCGGGTATACGCGTCTGTAAGAGGTTAAGTTCTGTAGGAATACGAACTAACATGACCTTGGTGTTTAGCCCCTCTCAGGCGGTTCTAGCAGCCTTAGCGGGTGCAACATACATATCTCCCTTTGTAGGAAGGATGGATGATAACTATTTAGACGGTATTACACTGATTAAACAGATTGCTAACATCTTTAACCGTAATATCATTAAAACACGCATTTTAGCTGCCTCAATCCGTGATGTTCAGTCCGTTGGACGGGCATTTGCCGCTGGAGCGGATATATGTACTGTTCCTGTTAAAGTATTCGATGATATGGCGGATCATGTGCTAACCGAGAAGGGTATAGCCCAATTTAACAAGGATGCCTCAGATTTTGACTAAAATTTGTCAAGCCTATTACGAAAAAGGCTGAGATCCCTTCCCCCCCAAGGGGTCTCGGGCTAATTCTTTATACCTTTAATCGTTATTTGTTTGTAATTATAATTACTTAGTGATTAAATTAGGGGGTGGGGGTATAAAATATGCTGTGAAAATGATTATCGTTACCGCTCGCGCTTCGCGCTCGCTTCACACATTGAAACAGTTCACACATTGAAACAATGCATGACACACGGCGACCCGAGCGAGCGAAGCGAGCGAGGACGTCTACTAATTGGAGATGATACACGTGTACTACTACATGTCTGACTATCTGTTCGCGTATGAAATCCAGGGAGGTTGTGACAGTTTAAAAAGGTGCACAAGGTGACCAGACAAGATGACCAATCTGACCTATTATAAGAATGTACAAACAAGGTAAACCAAATGATGATGATTGAACGCCAAGCCGACCAACTCGCGCTAAGCATGAATCTGGTTTCTTTGATCGGTAAGAATGAAAACTACCAACTCACAAATGAAATTATTTTGGAGTACGTTGGATTGCTTAGCGAGAAAAGGTTGGATGATATGCTAGAATATACAACCCGCGAGCTTCGCACCGAAGTGTAACAGAGTGTTAAGATCTCTTGCATTCTGACCTAACATCACCTATACTAAGAGTATAGAAAAATTATTTGAAAATCCTATGTTCAATTCTGATCTCACTCCTATGTTCGATGGTTGCGTTATGATGAATGACTCAGCCAAGCATGACCAAGCCGTAATGAACGTGCTTAAGAAATTGCAAGCCGAACAATTCGAGTTCAAATCCATTGGTGGTGATCACGTCACCTTTGATGAGTTCATTGGTAGGTAATTCTACCCTTGATCCTTTCCTTAAGCATTTATACTGAGTGCTTAATGAAGGGTTCAAAGATTCCCTTCACTCAACCCAATCTTATTATGTTCAACATGTTTCTTGAAGTTCCAACCCGTACAAGCTCAGCGATCGAGTCGCTTAAGGTTGACGCCTTAGCCGGTCAAGCTTATGTCACTTTCAAAACTGGTTACTCTTACGCATACGGTAACGTAAGCAAGCGAGCAATCATAAACGTTCTATTCAATCCAGATATTAGCTTAGGTTTCTGGGTCAACCACAACCTCGTTAATTCTGAGAGAACATACCAGTTAAGCGGTGATGAGTTTGATTATACTCAGTTCGATTCACCAAAGGTAGAACTACCTAGTTTCGTATGATAGGATTATCCATCATCGCTCTCTTTGTACTCTTACTTGTAGGTATTGAACTTGACACAACTCAAAGCTGAACTTCAACACGAGAACACCACGCTCAAAGAAAGACAGACCATTTTATTCTGGTTGCTCTTCTTGGTCGCGGGTTTAGGTTTCACCTTCTAGTACATACGTACTCACAGTCAGATTCGCTCTGACTTTCCTTGATCCTTTGGTCTAACGGTTAAGACTCTTGCCTGTCTAGCAAGCTATAAGGGTTCGATTCCCTTAAGGATCGTTGACCTTAATTGGTCATTCATTCACTAAGCATTTTTACTTATGAACGCTTTTGAAACAATCAAAGAGACTTATGACATTGAGACTCTTAGAGAGATCGAAGAGTATGGATGCTCAAGCGGTGTAGCACATGACCACATCTATTACTCTGACACTCTCCCTTTCTTCGATCACTTCGAGGATGAGATCGTTGAGTACATCGCCGACATGCTCGGAGGTGAGTTCAATGAGGAGCTCTGGACTAACAATCCTTGCGATTTGGTAGGCTACAAAAATGAGACCGTTTGGTGTTTCATTGAATTGGTAGCTAGCCAGATTGTCGCAGAGTACGAAAGTACTACGTGCGAGGAGCTAAGTGATGGTAATGTTCACGACATTACAAACGCGATCGGTATGAATTCACTAATCAACGTATGACCTCATTAATCGTATGGGTATGCTTAGTCATACTCATTTTTATTTTCCTTAAGAACACCATCAATCATGCTTAAACCTGAACTCAACTATCACTTCTATTTGAAGGATGCGTCTCTATTTTATTGTGATGATCACAACACTCTAAGGATATGTGATCAACTCGAGGATAGCATCACACTCGAAGGGATAACCCGTAAGGATGTGAACTATTTCATTGAGAAGTATTTTGAGTATGTGCTTGAACTACCTAAGACAAGCAAGCTAATCAAAGCATTCAAGGAAGTAACCGAACCAAAGGAGAAGGTTAATGTTGAATAGTACAAATGTACTCACAGTCAAAACGCTCTCGAGCGAACAACTATTCAAAGTGTATAAAATTGTAACAAAACCCTTACCTTATAAAGTTGCGAAACCTATAAGGAAAACTTATAACCCATACCTATTTGGATAATGACACAACTCCCTCGCTTTGTTGGTATGACTCTCAATCAATGGGAGTCAATACTCGAAATCATCGCGCAAACCGACGATGCGGAAAACTGGAACCTTTCCGAGTCAATCAAAGATCAAATCTATAATAGAGAGGAGGATGAACATGGTTATCGTTCCCAATTGGATCAAACATTCCAAGAAAGAACAAAGGCGGACCTTAAAACCCCAAGCTATTAGACGCCGCAAGGCTTCTCTTAAAGTATTAATTAACAAATTAAAGTCTAATTAATTCTTTATTATAATCAACAATTGATTGTAATTAGTTTTTAATTCTTATTATTAATTAGTTACAATCTTTTTTTGTTTAACATTCACAGTCAGAGCGTAGCTCATGGACCCTGAAGGATCCTGAGACTACAACTCAGACAAATAGCCGAAGGCAAACAGCCTTTGGATGAAAACCTCACAGTCAGCTCTCAGCTCATGGACGCACAACGCAAGTACCTAGTCACACTACAAAGTGGGCGCACATTTGTCTTGAATTCAGGATATGATGTATACGAGGCAGCTTATGATGCTTATGATGAAGCGTGCTTACATGATGATTATCTCAAGGACGTGGAACCAATCGAATGAAAAAGCATAAGTACTTCCCCAACAATTGGAAACCTATCAAGGACGCACCGGTTGAAGCATTTGAACCTATTGAATTCGAAGAGTTCATGGACTGGAAGATAGGTGGTTATGAAATCCCACAACATATTCAATGCATTATTCGTGCAAAAAACCTTGAAACAGGCAAAATCAAGGAGTATGTATACCAATATAGACATGCTGCTAAAAAGAAATGCCGTAAACTATTGAACAGTGGAGATCATGAACTTACGATAGTTCAACATGATTCTGTTCATTTCCTTTATCCCGCTGAAAATGACATCTTCTAAACTGAAACAAGTTCTCGAATACGAGAAGAAAGCTCTGGATTCTATTCCAGACAATCATCCTTACGGACAAGAGATCCGTGAATTACTAAACGCCCAAATCAAGGACGACCTTCAAACTCATGCCAACTCCCGCCCAACTAAATGAACAGTATGAATTAGAAAGACGCCAGATCAAGGGCGGTCTTGATAAACTACGCAAGGATACTCGTACCTTAGAACAAAAAGAGTATGCCTCAGCTACGGTTTATGGACGCTGTTCTATTGATCAATTACTACCTATTATTATCAAAGGTATTGATCTTAAATATGAGGAGAGAAAGAAGTTTGGCTTGAATGGTGTAAATAGACACCTACTTGAAAGTCATGTAATGGTATTAGATTCACAGTCAAGTGCAGCAATAGCAGTAAAACGATTCTTCGATAAAGTTTTCTCATTTAAAAAAGGTGATAGTAGTATTACTAAGATAAGTGAGGCAATTGGACGTGCTATTGAGGCAGAAGCACAAATGAGACACTATGAGACTGAAGCACCAGCACTCTTAAATGTCTTAAAAGAAAGATATTGGCATGAATCTAAGGGCACAGAGCAACGCTTAACAGCAATACAAACAGTTATCAATAGGTATGACATAGAGAAATGGAATTCATGGGGAGTAGCAACTAATATCAAGGTCGGTGGATGGTTTGCTGATGTTATATGTGAATCAACTAATTGGTTTAATAAAGAAACTATCTATCGTAGGAAATCTAAAGAAACTATTATTGTACCAACTGATGCGTTTATTGAGAATAAAGATGAGATCATAAGAATTGCTGAACTATTTAGTCCCTTAACATTACCTATGTTTATAGAACCAAGGGATTGGAGTAATACTGAGAACGGAGGATACTACTTAAATTCTTTAACAAACTGTCACAAACTAGTCCGTAGGACCCTGCCTCTAACTATACAGGGGAGAACACCTTTAAACTTTTTGAATAAGATTCAGAAGGTTGGGTACAGGTTAAACCCCTTCATTATCAAGGTCGCTGAGACCTTAGATGAAAAAGGAATAGCGGTTGGTAAGTTCAGACCAATAATAGAGCACCCACTACCGAACAAACCTGTAGATATAGAAACAAACACGGAAGCAAAGCAAGCTTATAGAAGGTTAGCTGCTCAAGTTCACGATAAAAGGAACCAAGAGTTTAGGAAGTCATGTAGAACACGCATGATAATGAATGCTATTCGTGAATTTAAAGAAAGAGATCGTTATTATATTCCGTGGTCTTTCGATTACCGAGGTAGAACATACCCTATTCCCTCCTTTTTAACTCCTCAAGACTCTGACTTTGGAAAAAGTTTAATTAGATTCGCTGATGAAGGCGAGATAAATGAAGGATGGTTAGCTTTTCAAGTAGCTACTACATATGGTCTAGATAAAGAGACTATTGAGAAGCGTAAGGAGTGGACAAGAAATAATCACCCACTAATAACTCAAGTAGTTAAAGATCCTATAGGTAATATTGGGTCTTGGGAAGTTGCAGACGAACCGTTTCAATTTCTCGCAGCATGTGAAGAGTATTATTCATGTGTTATTTCACAGTCAAGAAGCACGACTGGACTATGTGTAGCTATAGACGCTACATGTAGTGGTCTCCAGATTCTAGCTGGATTAGCTAGGGACCGTAGGACGGCACAACTCGTCAATGTGTTGCCTTCTGATAGACCACAAGACGCTTATAAGGTAGTAGCTGAGAAAGCTAAACCTTTCGTGCCAGTTTCGATACACAAAGTTTGGGATAGGAAGTGTGTCAAAAGAACAGTCATGACTATCCCTTATAATGCTAAACCTTACTCTAATAGATCCTACATTAAGGATGCACTATTAGAGAAAGGTATAGATATAGAGAATGAAGACTTAACTGTTGTTGTTAACGCAGTTAGGGAAGCTATGAATCAAGAGTTTCCAGGTCCGATGAAGGTTATGAAGTGGATAGAAGATGAGGTCTCTAAAGCTCTTAAGCGTGGTAAAACTGAACTCACATGGACTACACCATCAGGTTTTAGGGTTACACAACGTTTAATGAAACCAAACTGTAAGTATATTCATCTGCGTTTGTTAGGTAAATGTAAAGTTTGGGCTAATTTAGGTGACTCAGATCAGGTTGATTTAATGCATCATAAGAATGCTACTGCACCTAATCTTATTCATTCACTAGATGCTAGTCTATTACACATGGCTGCAACTAAATTCGATAACCCAATTGCTCTAATACATGATTCAGTATTATGTCGTGCAAGTGATATGGATGAACTGTCTAATATAGTCAGGGAAACATACATGCACCTATTCGCTGAACATGAATATCTAACTCGTTTCGCTCAACATATAGGAGCTGAAACACCGCCACCGATCATAGGAGACTTAGAACCCTCCGATGTGATTGACTCAACTTATTTTTTCTGTTAATGTATTCACCATTTTTTGATAGCTTCTTTTCACCACCAACTATTGTTGTTGTGTCTGAAGAGAGACTTAAAGCTGCTGAACTTAAAGCTAAAGAGAAGCAACTTCTACAAGTTAAAGTCCAGCTAGAACAACTACAAGAATTCTATGACAAACTTTCAGCCGAAGTTAAAACCCTAGCACCTGCTAAGGATAAGAACGAGGCAGAATGTGATGTCTAGAACAATACATACAACTGACAAACCTGTAACACTAGAGGGATTCCAAGCAATACTAGAACCTAGTAAGTTTGGTTATTCTCTATCGGCGATAGTTGATAGTGCTACTATTGACAAGCTAGAAACTGAAAGGAATGATGTCCTTAAGTGGGCAGAGTCCAAGCTCAAGAACCCTAAGCGTAGTACTCTCAAGCCAGAACCTTGGGAGGAAGTAAGCGATGGTAAATATAAAATAAAATTCTCTTGGAATGAAGAGAAGCGTCCTCCTGTAGTAGATACAGAAGGGTCACCTGTAACTGATACAAAGACACCACTATATGCAGGATCTACAGTTAAACTTGGTTTTTATCAGAAACCTTATATCCTCAGAGATGGAGTTACCTATGGTAGTTCTCTCAAGTTGGTTGGTGTACAAGTTGTCTCAGTAAAAGGTGAGGCAGGCGTAGACACTGGTGATTTAGATGCTGATGCAGTAGCTGAACTATTTGGTACAACATCAGGGTTTAAAGCTAGTGATCCTAACGTAACACCTACCACCAATGACGAAGAAGAAGAAGACTTCTAAATTCAGATCAGGTCTTGAAGAGCAGGTAGCTAAACTGCTCTCAGGACTTGGCATCACCTATGGATATGAGTCTGAGAAACTTGGCTATACAATTGAGCACCATTATACTCCTGATTTCGTTCTCCCTAATTATACATACCTTGAAACAAAGGGATACTGGTCGCCCAGTGACAGACGCAAAATCCTCAACGTACTTAAGGCTAACCCCGAGATAGATTTAAGGATGGTGTTTCAATCGCCATACAATAAGATAAATAAAAACAGTAAGACAACCTATGCGAAATGGTGCGAGAAGCACGATATACCATGGACGTCTTACCATAATATTCCACTCGAATGGTTAATTTAACTAGCGAGTTCGTGAGGCACATGCCTTGCGAGGAGTGTGGATCGTCGGATGGGAATTCTCTCTATACCGACGGTCACACCTACTGTTTTGTCTGTCACAATAGAACAGGCAACAATGATGTTATTCACAGTCAAAACGTGAGCAAAGTACACCTTAAAGGATCAGCTGAAAGATTAAATAAAAGAAATTTATCTGAGAAAACTAATCAGTTCTATCAGATATTCAGGGACGGTGAAACACTACGCTTCCCTTATTATGATGAATCAGGTGTATTGAAAGGTGTAAAGATTAAAACAAAGAAGAAAGATTTCCGTTATGAAGGAGTTTCCACTGATACTCTATTCGCTCAGCATCGGTTTCCTAACACTGGTAAACGTATTGTTGTTACTGAGGGTGAACTAGATGCGGCGTCTTGCTACGAAGCTATGGCTGGTTGGCCAATGGTATCTTTACCACATGGTGCAGCATCTGCAAAAAAGGATATACAAAAACAAATACCACTTTTTCAAGGGTATGAGGAGATTGTACTTTTCTTTGATGGAGATGAAGCAGGACGTAAAGCATCAGAGGAGGCTGCTCAAGTACTCCCACCAGGCAAAGTTAAGATTGCTAGACTTGAAGGTTACAAAGACCCCTCAGAAGCGTTACAAGCGAACGATGCGGACGCTATTAGAAAAGCTATATGGGATGCTAAACCTTACAGACCGGACGGAATAATTGATGGTAAATCTTTACTATCTATAGTTACCACACCACAAGCACCATTTGATCATGAATACCCCTTCAAAGGTCTCAACCAGAAATTACACGGGATCCGGTATGGAGAGCTTGTCACATTTTGTGCTGGCTCTGGTTCAGGAAAAACCTCAATCATGCGTCACATTGCAACTGACTTGCTCTGCAAAGGCGAATCGGTTGGGATCTTGGAACTTGAAGCAAGTAATAGAAGAACCGCACTTGGATTGATGTCCACAGCTGTAGGTAAAAACTTTCAAATAGGAGATCACGATGAACGAGAACTCAAATCCGCTTTCGAATCCAGTATTGCTAACTGGAATCTTTATTGTTTCGATGGCTTTGGTTCTTTTGATCCTGATGTCATTTACAATAGGATCGAATACCTTGCCAGTGGACTGGAGTGTCGTGTTATATTCTTAGACCATTTATCCATATTATTAAGTGGACTAGATGGGGATGAACGCCGCATGATTGATACCACCATGACCAAGCTTAGGTCATTAGTAGAACGAACTGGTATATCCCTATTTTTAGTATCACATTTAAGGAGAAGCAGTAATGATAGGACTTCGCACGAAGAGGGAGGTAGAGTTAGTCTGTCCAGCCTCAGAGGATCTCATAGCATTGCTCAAATATCAGATACGGTCGTTGCCCTCGAAAGAGATCAACAGTCCGACTCTGAGAGAGCAGCTACGACTGTTAGAATCCTTAAAAATCGTTATTCAGGCGAAGTTGGCAGAGCGTGTGAACTAAGCTACGATTTAAACACTTGCCGTTTTATTGAAAATGAAATTGAGACCGAACAATCATTCAACCCAGCCACAGATTTTTGATGGAGGCTATGAACACCCATGGTATAAATTTTTGAATAAACCTAATCCACCTACGCAAGAAGCAATTGAAAAAGCAAAGTTCGTCGATAAAACCTTTCACTGGGATAGGTCCAGTGATATTCGATCTAGAGGCAAACGGACTTCTAAATAATGCTACCCACATCCACTGTATTGTACTTAACTATGTCAAAGATAATTTCACAGATTCGTTCAACGACGAGTGCCCTGGCAAAGGGATGTCTAGCCCTGTGGTTAGAGCAATCCAGCACCTCGAAATGGCTGATTATATCATCGGTCATAATATCGTGGGTTATGATCTCCCTCTCATCAAGTCTATCTTTGCTTGGTTTAATCCCACTGGTATCATTATTGATACTCTTCTTTTATCTAGGCTTTATCATCCGAACTTACTCGCCATAGATAAAAGACACGCATGGAAACACATGCCGCTACAATTATACGGACGTCACTCACTTGAATCATATGGTTATAGACTCGGTGAATACAAAGGTAGCTTTGCAAAGAACACCGATTGGAAAGAATGGTCAAAAGATATGGAAGAATATTGTATTCAAGACGTTAAAGTTACAACCAAACTATGGAATCATTTCCAAAAATACCTGAGTGGATCACACTCGAACATCAGGTAGCACAAATACTCACCCAACAGGAAATTCATGGATGGTTTTTTGATGAAGTCGCTGCACAACAACTTGAACAAACTCTCAGACGAGAGTATGAAGAAACTTGTCAACTACTTCGAGACAGGCACCCTTTCGTTGCGGGACCATTATTTACTCCTAAACGAAATAATAGGACCAGAGGTCTTTACGAAGGTGCTTCATGTACCAGGCTCAAGGACCTAAACCCCACATCACGGGATCATATATCGTGGATCTTACAAACACATTATGGCTGGACGCCTACATCACTGACTGCATCAGGGAAGGCGGTTATAGACGAGACCGTATTAAAGGATATTGGGACGGATATAGCTCTGAGTTTTCTGAAACTCTTGGATCTGACGAAGCAGTTAGGGATGATATCAGAAGGCGTGAACGCATGGCAGAAGCTATGTACGAAGTCTAGAATTCACCACCACTGTTCAGTAGCAACAGCTACATTTAGATGTGCCCATCGTACTCCGAATCTTGGGCAAGTTCCTAGTGATGAAAGATTTAGACGTTTATTTATTGCTAGTCCAGGTAAAAGACTGGCTGCTGCTGATCTTAGCGGTATCGAGCTTCGGATGCTCGCTCATTATCTTGCACGATTTGACGACGGCAGATATGCTAAAGTGCTTATCACCGGAGACATTCACCAAGAAAATGCTGATAAGATTGGAATCTCTAGAAAATTAGTAAAAACAGTTACCTATGCTTTCCTTTATGGGGCAGGTGATATTAAAATCGGACACTCTTATGACAAATTACTTTCCGAGGACAAGGCAAGAAAGAAGGGGAAAGAAATACGCAAAGCTTATATCGACGCCATTCCAGGTCTTAAAGAACTTTTGGAGGGCGTACAAAAGGCTAGTGAGAGGGGTTATGTCCGTGGACTCGACGGTCGTAATATCCTCGTTGACAAAGGACATAAGGCTTTAAATTACCTATTGCAAGGGTCGGCGGCAATAGTAGCTAAACGTTGGATGGTTACCACTCATGACCATATCAAAGAAATGGATCTATGCTGTAATCAGCTCGCTTTTATTCATGACGAGTTGCAGTTCGAATCCAAGCCAGAACATGTTGATGATCTCAAATCTCTTCTTGTTCTCTCCGCTGCTGAAGCAGGCGAGTATTACAATATGCGAATACCCGTAGCTGCTGAAGCTAAAGATGGAGATACATGGGCTGACACACACTAATGTATGAAATTATTAATTGATGCGGACTTTATCGTATATAAAGCATGTGCTGCAGCAGAATCAGAAGTTGACTTTGGTAATGACGTTATCCTTGTTACTAGTGACTTCAACGACGCTTACAATGCAACACAGCGAGAACTTACCAAGCTTAAGAACAAATTTGGGTCATTCTCTACTATGATACTGTTCTTTTCTGACAGTACAAATTTCAGGAAAAAAATACTAGAGTCCTATAAAGGACATCGTAATCGTAAGAAACCTTGTGGTTACAAACGTGTTATCAATGCTTTAAAGAAAGAGTATAAGGTTATTATAAAACCAACACTCGAAGCTGATGATACTATGGGCATTTATGCTACCAAATACCCTGGCAATATGATTGTTTCTCCTGATAAGGATATGAAACAGATACCAGGACAGTTATATAACTTTGATGAGGTATTCACAGTCAGCAAAGAAGACGGAGCCAAATGGCATCTCATACAAAGTTTAAGTGGAGACCAAACAGACGGTTACTCTGGAGTCCCAGGAATTGGAGTCAAGAGAGCTGAAGCACTATTCAATGAGCATGGTTATAGTTGGAAAACTGTAGTCAAAGCTTTTACGGATAAAGACTTAACAGAAGACGATGCTCTAGTCAATGCTAGACTTGCAAAAATCCTTACATCAGATGACTATGACTTCAAAAGAAAGGAACCCATCTTATGGAATCCCGCCTCCGATTACAAAGTTGACATTAGAGCAAGACCTAAAGATGAGGCAGCTTGAAATAACTTTGAATAAGGAGGATTTAGATATTGAGGCTATGAAAACAGTATTCTTAGCCTTACAACGCCAAAATTTTGTAATGGCAAATTCACTCACCAATTTAATTGACAAATGGCCAAAGGTCCATCCTACTATCAACGAGGTTCCAGCGATGTTTGGGATTTTATTAGAGAACAAGGATTGAATTTTCATCTCGGTAATGTTATTAAATATATATGTCGAGCTGGTCATAAAACAGAGAGTAAAATCCAAGACCTTGAGAAAGCTATCCATTATTTAGAAAACGAACTCCACCATGAAAAAGACATTTATTTCCGAGCAAGCCAAGGAATTCCGTACCAAGTACCGACTAAAGAGCTCACCCGATCGTATGACGAGATCGTGTCAGAAAAATCTGATTGTTGAGGAGTTTAAGGAATTCTTGGAAGCTGAGGGAATGCTTTTTAGGCATGGTCGTAATCACCAAGAACACGCATTAAAGGAATTAGCGGATTTAGTTTATGTTTGTTACCAGTATGCAGAAAATATGGGATGGTTTCTTGACGAAGCTCTACACCGTGTACATCAGAGCAACTTATCCAAGCTTGGAGAAGACGGTGACCCAGTCTACCGTGAAGACGGTAAGGTCTTAAAAGGACCGAATTACGCACCACCAAATTTAGAAGACTTATTTTAAATGACCGCAGAACTTATCTCCCGCACTGGTCGGGTCCAACAATGGTTGGATAACCCAGAATCACGCCTACCTGTCAGTTGTACGGTTTTCGTAGTTGACGATAGCATGGAAGGTCCAGAGGGCATTGAGGCTAGCTGGAGATTTGCTTCACATGCATTGAGACATGGGGCAGGGTGTGCTATACACTTATCTAAACTACGTCCTAAAGGACACGAGAATGGAAAAGGTTTAACAGCCAGTGGTCCAGTCTCATTTGCAAAAATCTACTCAGTATTAAATGAAACACTTAGAAGGGGCGGGCATTACAAGAACGGCGCTATTGTTGCCCATCTTGATATTAACCACCCCGATATTCTTGAGTTCGTGCAGCTTCCCCGTGCCGAAGCTCCCTGGATTAAAAGATGCGTCGACCTTGATTCCGGACTCTGGAACTCTACCGACGCCAGAATCAAAGACGCTATCATTGCCGGAATTAAAGCAGGGGACATCTGGCTTAATAAAATAAAGTATAAACACGGAGAAAGAATTTATGGCAACGTCTGTCTTGAGGTTTACTTGCCCTCACGCGGAACCTGCTTGTTACAACATGTCAATCTCGCTGCCTGTAGTGCAGGAGACATCAAGCAAGCTTTCAATCAAGGCATGTCCGAATTGTGCGAGCTCCATGGTAAAACAGGTGTCGGATCAACTGGTGAATATTTGTCATCTGATATCGACCGCCAAGTAGGACTAGGTATGTTAGGTCTAGCTAATTTGCTAAGACGATACGAAGTGACATATAAACAATTCGGTGATGCTTTAGAGAAAGTAAATAAAGGTGAACCAGTTGACTATGTTTCAGGTGTATTAGCCTGGGAATTTAAACAAGGTATAGAACAAGCTGCAGAAGTAGCAAGAAATAATGATATGGTAAGAGCTTTTGCTATAGCTCCTACTGCCTCCTGTTCATATAGGAGTAAGGATTTAGATGGGTATACAAGTACCCCTGAGATAGCACCTCCTATAGCTAGGAGTGTAGATAGAGATAGTGGCACCTTTGGTGTAGAACACTATGATTATGGTGATGTAGAAATCGCCAGTGAAGTTGGTTGGGATGCCTATAAGAAGGTAGCTGATCAAATCATGATAATGTTAGATAATACGGGACTTCTTCACGGCTATTCGTTTAATAGCTGGAGTGATGTCGTTACTTACGACAGGAACTTCGTGGAAGAGTGGTTACTTTCACCTCAGACCTCCCTTTATTACAGCTTGCAAGTGATGGGCGATGTACAGGACAAGAGCGATGCGTATGCAGCATTAGATAAAGCCGAAGTCGATGATTACTTGCAGGATATACTCGGAAACGAGCCAGTAACCTGCGATTGCCAAGAATAATGAAAAACCCATATGAAAAATTACTTAATAGGAAAAGAACCTGGACACCAGTAAAACCCACCAAAGGAGAGGTAAAAGAAGGTGCTTACGAAACCATCAAGCGCGCTCTCGCAATACGTCATATGGAGCTACCGGTTGGAGACTTCATACGTGAAGGGCTTGAAAAAGAGGTTCCCGCATCTGCTAGGGAACTTCTTGAATCAAACGTTAAAGACGAGATTAAACATGATCTTGCACTTGGATACATAGTAGACGCTCATGGAGCGGATTCACAGTCAGAAAAGGAGGCGATGAGATTACGTGATGCTTGGATTGCACACCCTGACCATACAATTACCAAAGCTTTGGTCGCAGAACGGGCCATCTTCTTCGTTC